GGAAGTTATAAAGAGGTCTACGCTAAAGTGTATGACGTTGCACTAACTAAGACAGGGAAGATTCCAAAGTGGGTAGAAGTGGAGGCAAGTAAATTAGTAGCTAACCCTAAGATAGCACTAAGCATACAAAAGGCTTTAGAGCGTAAAGAGGTGTCAGCAGTAGCATCTAGCCTTAGAACAAGAAACTATGTCATAGAACAGTTATATAAAGAGTCCAAAGAGTCTGATAGTGATTCAGCAAGGATAAGAGCCTTAGAGTTATTGGGTAAGTCAGTCGCAATGTTTACAGATGTGACAGAGCAAAAGGAAACAAGAGACAGCACAGACATAGAACAAGACATAGAGGAAAAGATCACAGCATTATTAAACAGGGAAGAGTAGAGTCCAGATAAATACCACCCTATTTTTACAGCGATATAGACAGACCCCCACCCCCCGTAATGTACCCGTTTGTCGCAGGACATACATACATAGTGATTTGCACATTCATATACCTATTTTCTCAGTCTAGTACTAATTGCATTTTGCTAGCAGGTGCATATTAGACCCCCTACCCCCTAATTTCATAGAAAGTTTTGGGTCCCATATACCCCCCATATATATTTTTTACATAAATACTTGACTTTCGTTGTGAAGACCTGCAATATTGTAGAATCTGTAGATACATATACCTAGTACATACTAGATATCTAGTGCCTACCACTCGTAGGTACCTACTAATAGGAACTAGATAAGTTTTTTTTGATTGGTATACAAGTAGTAGGTATATACTAGATAGTATGAACTCACAAGTTTTAAGCAAGATACAGAATCTTTCCCTTGAAGATAAGCAAGAGCTACTTGGTCTTTTAGAAGAACTAGAAGAAGCCAAGGCTAGGGAGGGTTGTAGCGAAGAGTATTTAAAGTTTGTTTATGAGATGTGGTCTGCTTTTATTCATGGTAAACATCATGAGATTATGGCGGAGGCGTTTGAGAGGGTTGCCAAGGGCGAACTCAAGCGATTAATCATTAATATGCCTCCTCGTCATACCAAGTCAGAGTTTGCATCCTACCTATTGCCTGCATGGTTTTTAGGAAGATACCCAGACAAAAAGATTATTCAGACGGCTCACACGGCTGAGTTGGCTGTAGGGTTTGGGCGGAAGGTCAGAAACCTTGTCAACAGTAAAGATTTTAAACGAATATTCCCTAACGTCAGTTTGCAGGCTGACTCTAAAGCAGCAGGGCGTTGGAACACCAATAAAGGTGGAGAATATTTCGCCATCGGGGTAGGTGGTGCTGTAACTGGTAAGGGTGCTGACCTGCTCATTATAGATGACCCACATTCAGAACAAGAAGGTGCAAGTTCTGATATCAATGTTTTTAATAGGACTTACGAGTGGTACACTTCAGGTCCTCGTCAGCGTTTACAGCCTAATGGCTCGATTGTTATCGTAATGACACGCTGGCATCAGAAAGACCTTACAGGTCAAGTTATTGATGCTAGTATTAAAAGAGGCGGTGCAGACCAATGGGAAGTTATAGAGCTTCCTGCCATTTTACCTTCGGGTTCTCCTCTGTGGTCTGAGTTTTGGAAGCTAGAAGAATTAGAGGCTCTCAAAGCTGAACTGCCTGCATCTAAGTGGATGGCTCAATACCAACAAGACCCAACTGCTGAAGAAGGTGCATTAGTTAAACGTGAATGGTGGATGGAATGGGAATACCAGGAACCTCCTCAATGTGAATTTATTATTCAATCTTGGGATACTGCATTTTTAAAGTCAGAACGTGCAGACTATTCAGCGTGTACCACTTGGGGTGTTTTCTACATGGAAAGCGAAGACGATGGTAAATTTGCACCGAATGTAGTTTTATTAGATGCCCATAAAGAAAGGTTAGAGTTCCCTGAGTTAAAGAAACTAGCTATGGAGAAATACAATGCCTATAAACCTGATGCCTTTATCGTTGAAGCTAAGGCTGCTGGTATGCCGCTTATATTTGAGTTAAGGCAAATGGGTATCCCAGTTCAAGAATACACGCCTAGCAGAGGTAACGATAAGATATCAAGAGTTAATGCAGTATCTGATCTATTCGCATCAGGGATTGTATGGGCACCTCAAACACAATGGGCGGAAGAAGTTATAGAAGAGTTTGCAGCATTTCCTAATGCAGAACATGATGATTTAGTTGATAGCAGTACGCAAGCTCTGTTAAGATTTAGACAAGGTGGCTTTGTTCCTTTACATTCAGATGAAGAAGAAGAAGAATTAGAACACAATAAAGTCGCTGATTACTACTAGGAGTTTATATTGGCAATAGAAAGATCACCTGCTACCCCAGTAGAAGGTTTAATAGAACAAGAGCCAGAAGCTATAAGCATTGCTATAGAAAACCCTGATTCTGTTGCTATAGAAACTGAAGATGGGGGTATGCTAATAGATTTTGATCCAAGGGAAGAAAGACCCATGACAGACTTTGGCGATAACTTAGCTGAAGTTTTAGATGAAAATGATTTAGAAAGAATTGGCTCAGAACTTGTAGCTGCTTTTCAAAATGATAAAGATTCTAGAAAAGAGTGGGAAGAAACCTATACTAAGGGTTTAGATCAGCTTGGATTAAAGATTGAAGAAAGAACCCAGCCTTGGAATGGAGCTTGTGGTGTGTTTCACCCTATGCTTTCTGAGGCAGTTATTAGATTTCAATCTCAGGCTATCTCTGAGATATTTCCTGCACAAGGTCCTGTAAAGACTAAAATTGTAGGTAAGGTTACTGAAGAGAAAGCAAAACAAGCTGAGAGAGTTCAAGATTACATGAACTATTTACTGACACATGAGATGTCAGAATACCGAACAGAAACAGAAAAATTATTATTCAGCCTGCCTTTAGCAGGTTCAGCTTTTAGAAAAGTTTATTATGATCCTAATTTAGGTAGACCCAGTGGGATATTTGTTCCTTCTGAAGATGTGGTTGTTAATTATGGTGCAAGTGATTTAGAAACTTGTGAACGTGCAACTCATGTCATGCGTAAGTCTTTTAATGAAATTAGAAAGATGCAGGTTAACGGATTCTATAAAGATATAGAAATACCTGATGCTAATAGTTCATACTCTGATATACAAGAGAAATATAACGAATTAACAGGTGAGAATATAAGTGACAGTTATGACCAACGTCATACGCTGTTAGAAATGCAGGTTAATCTAGACCTACCAGGATTTGAAGATACAGTTGATGGTAAGCCTACAGGGATTCAACTACCTTATGTTGTCACTATAGATTATGGCAGTGCAACTATTTTAAGTATTAGAAGAAACTTCTATGAAGATGATAAACAAAAAGAAAGACGTTCTCATTTTGTGCATTATCAATATCTGCCAGGAATAGGTTTTTATGGATTTGGTTTAATTCACATGATCGGTGGATTAGCTAAATCTGCTACAAGTTTACTTAGACAGCTAGTGGATGCTGGTACATTATCTAACTTACCAGGCGGTTTAAAGTCTAGAGGTCTAAGGATTAAAGGTGATGACACACCAATCATGCCAGGTGAGTTCAGAGATGTAGATGTACCAGGTGGTGCTATCAAAGATAATATTACTTTTCTCCCTTATAAAGAGCCTTCTCAGACCTTATACTCCCTACTCAATACTATAGTCGAAGAAGGTAGAAGATTTGCCAGCATATCTGATATGAAAGTATCTGACATGAACTCACAGGCACCAGTTGGAACCACATTAGCTTTATTAGAAAGAAACATGAAAGTGATGAGTGCAGTCCAAGCAAGACTTCACGCATCCATGAAACGAGAGTTTGATATTCTTGTTGGCATTATTAAGGACTTTGGTAACCCAAGCTATCCTTATGAAACAGATGAACAGGAAGATATTAAATCATCTGACTTTGATAAAAGAGTTGATGTATTACCTGTATCTGATCCTAACGCCTCAACGATGGCTCAAAGGATTATGCAGTATCAAGCAGCATTTCAGTTGGCTACATCAGCACCTGAAATGTATGACCTTAAAGAACTACATAGACAAATGCTTGAAGTATTGGGTATTGAAAATGTTGATGACATTGTGCCTGATGATGATGAGATTCCAGCAGTTGATCCTGTATCAGCAGTACAGAATCTTATTAATAATAAGCCTGTTAAAGCCTATGAGTTCCAAGACCATGATGCTCATATACAAACAGTAGGTGCAGCACAAGATAATCCTGAAGTGCAAATGATTTTAAGTAAATCACCTAATGCACCAAGCATTTTAGCAGCAGCATCAGCTTATGTTAATGACCACTTAACTATGAAGTTTAGAGATCAAGTAGAAAAAGAAATGGGTATAGAGCTACCACCATTGGGAGAGCCTATCCCAGCAGATGTTGAAAAACGTATTTCTGATCTTGTAGCAGAAGCAGCAAGCAGAGTGACACAATCTGCAATGATGGAAGCAGAACAACAAAGAATTAATCAGCAAATGCAAGACCCATTAGTACAAGCTAAACAAGCAGAGGTTGCAATTAAACAAGCTGAAGTACAACGTAAAGCTACTGCTGACCAAGCTAGATTATCTCTACAAGCACAAAGACAGCAGGATATGAGAGAGATTGAAGAGAAAAGAATTGAATCTCAAGAACAGATTGCTGGTGCAAATATTGGACAAAAAATTGCTAGCGATTTGCTAGATTCTGAGTTAGATAATAAAAAACAAGCAGCAAAAGAATTCAAAGAAGGTATTGACATCGCCAAAGATATGGTAAAAGATATCAATACGAATGAGTAAAGATATCAATGAGCTATCACTTTTTGAGTATTTAAAGAAGAGATACCGAGATTCTTTAAACGAACACGCAGATCATATCGCTACAGGAAACTGTAAAGATTTTGCAGAGTACAAGCGATTGACAGGTGTAATAGAGGGATTAGCCCTCGCAGAACGTGAACTTCTAGATTGGATAGAAAGAAACGTTAAACAAGAATAGGAACTCGACTCCTAAATGTCGTGCAAATATGAGCAAAGAAAAAAAGATAACTCAACCAGAAAGCGTTAAGAAACCAGACGTTAGTCAAGAAACTAAGAAACAATTACCTGATCCTAAAGGTTATAGAGTTTTAGTTGCTATGCCTAAAGCTGATGAAACCACTGATGGTGGAATTATTAAAGCATCAAGCACTATTAGAGATGAAGAAGTTAGTAATATCTGTGGATATGTACTAGAACTTGGTCCAGATGCTTATGCTGATAAAAATAGATTTCCAAGTGGACCTTACTGCAAAAAAGGTGATTGGGTGGTCTTTCGTGCTTACTCAGGCACAAGAATGAAAATGTATGGACAAGAGTTTCGTTTAATAAATGATGATACTGTGGAAGCAGTTGTCGAAGACCCTACAGGAGTAGTTAGAGCATGAGTGACCAAGTAGTAGAAGAAAAGATTGAAACCCAATTTACACCTGATGCTTCAGGTGATTTAAAACCACAAACTTCAGAAGAAAAGTTTTTTGGTGTTAAAACTGAAATAGCTAAAGATAATCCTGAAGATAAGTTAGAGGTTGAAGTAATTGATGATACTCCTGAAGAGGATCGCAGACCTCCAAAGCAAGAAACAGATGATGCACCTGTAGATAATGATGTTATAGATGCAGAAATATCTGAGTACAGCAAACGTGCTGGTGATAGGATTAATAAGATTAAATATGAATATCACGAAGAACGTAGAGCTAAAGAATCTGCTGTAAGACAAGCTGATGAGGCTACCAAACAATTAAAAGCCTTGATGAGTGAAAACCAGAAGCTACAAGCTATGGTGAACCAAGGTGGAGAAGTTTTAAATAAACAGGCTTTAAATAATGCTCAATGGGCAAAACAAAATGCACAAGCAGCATATAAGAAAGCCTATGAAGAAGGTGATGCTGATGCAATGGCAGTGGCTCAAGAAGAGTTATCTAAAGCTGTATTAGCAGAACAAAGTGCAGGAAGATATGCACAATCTGTGCAATCACAATTTGCACAACAATATCAGGCACAACAACCTCAAGTACAAGAACCACAACTTGATCCTGATATGCAAGCATGGTCATCTAAGAATCCTTGGTTTATGAATAATAATGATTCTAAACACGCAGAGATGACATCATATGCTTTAACTGTAGATCAAAGACTACGCAATCAAGGTATTAGACCTGAAGATAATTCTGCAAAGTATTATGAAGAAGTGGATAATGCTATGCGTAGAGAATACCCAGATTTTTTTGGTGTTGAACCCTCAGTGGAAATTGAGGAAGAGGCACAAACCAAACAACCATCAAACGTTGTAGCACCAGCATCGAGGTCGACTGGTGGAAAAACTAACCCTCGCAGTATACGATTGACTCAGACACAAGTTAAACTAGCACGTCAACTTGGAGTTACGCCTGAGCAATACGCAAAACAATTACTAAAGGAGTCGTAAATGCAAGACGAAAATAACCTTAATCCAGAAGTTGAAGAAACTTCAGAACAAGTGCGTACCCCAAGGGGATCAGAAGACCGAGAGGTCACCCAACGTACAGAAAGTTGGGAAAACCCATCTAACTTACCAAGTCCTAATCCTCAAGAAGGTTGGGTCTTCAGGTGGATAAGAACTAGTTTATTAGGTAATACTGATAATCCAAATGTTTCTAAGAAATTTAGAGAAGGTTGGATGCCTTGTAAGGCAGAAGACCATCCTGAGTTACATATTCACATGATGGATCACAAATCTGAATGGGCAGAGAAAGGTAATGTTGAAGTAGGTGGGCAACTGTTATGCAAGATGCCATCTGAAAAAGCGAAAGCTCGTGACGAGCACTTTCAAAAGTTAGCTCGTAACCAAATGGAATCTGTTGATAACGTGTATTTTAAAGACCAAGATTCTAGAATGGCTACTAAACAAGTATTTGAACGTAAATCTCAAACAACCTTTGGTAAAAAATCCTAGTTTCTTGATATAGTAATTATATAAACAGGAGAAATTATGGCTAGTTCAGCTACACCTATGGGTGCTAGACCTGTTGGCTCATTAGTATCTTGTGCATACAATGCGAAAATCACTCATTACAAAATTAAAAATAATTTTGGTACATCCATCTTTTTTGGAGATTTTGTAAAGTGGGCAGACGATAATCCAAATACTACTATCCAAAAGGATACTGGTACTACTTCGATGACCCCTATCGGTGTTTTCCTTGGTTGTGCATATACTGATCCAACATCAGGTCAATTCACCACAAATCAATATTATCCAGCATCAACTGCTGCTGATGATATCGTTGCGTATGTTGCCTCTGATCCATTCTTAGTAATGCAGATGCAATCAGATGAAACACTTGGTCAAGATGACTTGGGCAAGAATGTCGCAGTCGTACAAACTGCTGGGTCAACTTCAATTGGCACAAGCAGAAATGCGATTGATGGAAGTACAGCAGCTACTACCAATACACTACCATTAAAGATTATCGACTTTGTTGATGGTCCAGATAGTGCTATTGATGATAGCTTCACTGACGTTTTGGTGATGTTCAACGTAGGACATCAGTTACTTAATACAACAGGCATAGGCTAGGAGTAAATTATGGCAGCTATTTCAAGAGCTAATGAGCTTAAACAACTCCTTCCAGGACTTAACGCACTGTTTGGAGATGAGTACAACAACTACGAGAATGAGCATGAGCAAATTTATACAACTGAGAACTCTGAAAGAAGTTTTGAAGAGGAACTCAAGTTGTCAGGTTTTGCTGCTGCTCCAGTGAAAGATGAAGGTGCTTCTATATCATTTGATACAGCACAAGAGTCTTTTGTTGCTCGTTATACCCACGAAACTATTGCTTTAGGTTTCTCAGTTACTGAGGAAGCAATGGAAGATAATCTTTATGTAAGTTTATCAGCCAGATATACTAAAGCATTAGCAAGAGCTATGGCTTACACTAAGCAAGTAAAAGCAGCAGCACCATTGAATAATGGGTTTACAAACAGTTTCCAATCTGGAGACGGAGTAAACTTATTTACAGCCGATGGTGATGGAGTTACAGGCGGTGATGGTCACCCTCTAGTATCTGGCGGTAAGAACTCTAACAGACCATCCACAGGTGCAGACTTGAATGAAACATCTTTAGAAGATGCAGTTATTCAAATCAGCAAGTGGACTGATGAAAGAGGTCTTAAAATCGCAGCTAGACCTAGAAAGTTGATCGTACCTACTGATCTTCAGTTCGTGGCTACTCGTCTTCTAGAAAGTGAGTACAGAGTTGGAACTGCTGACAATGATATTAATGCAGTCAGAAGCAATGGTGTGATTCCAGAAGGCTACGCAGTTAATCATTATTTAACTGATACTAATGCTTTCTTTATCACAACTGATGTGCCTGATGGCATGAAGCATTTTGTCAGAAGTCCAATGACTACAAGCATGGATGGAGACTTTGATACTGGTAACGTAAGATATAAAGCAAGAGAAAGATACTCATTTGGTGTATCTGATCCGCTTGGAATCTTTGGGTCACCAGGCTCAAGCTAAAACTTTTAGGGGAGCTTATGCTCCCCTTTTTTTTGTTCTAGGGAATTTTTTTTGTTTATCGACTGCCCTAGCAGACTTGCCGAGACGATAGACTTTTTTCTTTTAGGAGAAGATTATGGCGAATACAACATTTAATGGACCAGTAAGGTCTGAAAATGGCTTTACAGTCATTTCAAAAAATTCAACAACAGGTGCTATTACCACTGAATTTACTTTAGATGGTGATGGTATGAAGGTCACACCTGTAGCTTTAACTGATGCAGATACATCACTTACAGCAACAGCAAATGGTGGTCGTACTAACGTAGTTCCAGCTATTACAGCGAATAGAACTCTTACATTACCAAGTCCTGCTGCTGGCGTTTACTTTAAACTTATTTATGGTGGTGCAGCAGAAGAAACAGAAAACCTTATCATTGATACAGGTTCAGATACTAATTTCTTCATTGGTGGAATCATTCACTTAGATTCTAATGCAGATAATGTCTCTGTTTATGCTGATGGTAACTCAAACTCTGTTCTTACTTTAACTGACTTTGGTTTATTTGAAATCAACATTTTAGGTAAAGATTCAACTAACTGGTACATCTGGGGTAACCAAGAAGGTGCAGATGCTCCAGCATTTACTGACCAACCTTAATAGGAGTAAATCATGGCTGATGCAGTAACAACACAAACCATCATTGATGGTGAAAGAAATTGTGTTATGAAGTTTACCAATGTCAGCGATGGTACTGGCGAATCCGCAGTAGCCAAAGTAGATGTATCTGCTTTGGCTTCTAATGCAGCAGGTGTAGCCTGTTCAGAAGTTAGAGTTATGCGTATTAGTCATGCTATCGTAGGTATGTCTGTGCAATTATTTTTTGATGCTTCAAGCAATGTTTTACTTGCAGAGTTAGCTGAAAGTAGTAATGGTCACATGGAATTTGAAGACTTTGGTGGTATTCCTAATAACGCAGGTTCAGGCAAAACAGGAGATATTCTCTTTACAACAAAGGGTCATTCTTCAGGAGATACCTATTCTATTGTTTTAGAAATGGTTAAAGTTTACGGAGACTAATATGTCAAATTATATAATTTCAGAAAATGGTGATTTCCCACCTCAATACAATGTATTGGCTAAAGGTGAAGATGGAATTTACAGAGTTGTTTTTGGACCCGATCCAGATTTAGTGGATGCTGAAAGAAAGCATAAAGAACTTTCAGGCACCCCTAAAAAGGTTGAGAAGAAAGCACCTGTAAAGAAAGCACCAGCTAAGAAAAAAACTGTAACCAAAAAGAAAACAGTTAAGAAAAAATAGTGTTAGATAAGACTCTGTTGATGAAAGAACTTCGTCAATGGAGTCACACTGTTTTAGAACAACCTCAAGGTAAGTTTAATGACTTACCTGCTTGTCCTTTTGCTAAAAAGACTTGGAACAATAACAAAGTAAATGTTGTTGTGAGTCAATGTAGTGATTGGTCAGACCTCATGGATAGTATTATAAGTTTCGATGATACTTATGATGTTATTATTTATTGTGGTGATGATTATCAAAATATGACCGCAGATGAGTTACATGAAAGAATTGACTTATTAAATGGACAAGCTAACCCTTTAAATTTATATTTAATGGGATCACATCCTGATAGCGAAATATCTTTTGCTTCAGATGAAGAGTTTAACGGATTATTTGATGATGATTATTATGTGGTCTTCTTACAAAGATTAGATACTTTAATTCAAGCATCTGATAATATTTTTAAAAAAGGTTATTATAAGAATTACGATAATAACGAATTTCAATCTCAAATATTAAATAGGAGAAAACTATGGCAGGTATGAAAAAAACTGGTATGAATAAAATGCGTGGCATGAAAGGTGGTCAAGGCACTAAAGCTAAAACAAAACCTAATAAAAAGGTTATGAAGAAGCGTATGGGTCAAGAAACCATGAAAAAAGGTCGTGGTAAAAAAACTGAAATGGAAATTCATAACTTTAAAGACATGATGTTTAAGAAGTTTGGTGGCGGTAAAACATAAACCAGTAAACTTTTTTTAGTTATTTAAATATTTTCTAATGCCAATAAGAAAGAAGGCTAAGATGCCTCCTCGCAATAAAAAAAACTTTAGACCTACTAAGTCTGGTGCTGGTATGACTGAAGCTGGTGTAAAAGCCTATAGGAGGATGAATCCTGGTTCTAAATTAAAAACAGCAGTTACTGGTAAAGTTAAAAAAGGTAGCAAGGCTGCAAAACGTAGAAAGTCTTTTTGTGCAAGATCAGCAGGGCAGATGAAAAAATTTCCTAAAGCAGCAAAGAATCCTAATTCTAGATTGCGACAAGCTCGCAGAAGGTGGAAGTGCTAGATGGTTATGTCTAGAGCTAGCTTTGGTGTATTGACAAGGAAAGCACCAGCATCTAAAAAGAAATATGCCAATAAGAAGAAAAAAAGACCCCAAGGTCGGAACGGGAAAAAAACCTAAAGGCTCAGGCAGAAGGTTATATACTGATGAAAATCCTAAAGATACTGTCAGTATTAAGTATGCGACACCCTCTGACGCTAGAGCTACTGTGGCTAAGGTCAAAAGAATTAATAAACCTTTTGCTAGAAAGATACAGATTCTTACTGTTATGGAACAGAGAGCAAAAGTAGCAGGCAAAAAACAACAAGCTAAAATAGCAAAAGCAGGTAAAGAAGCTATCAGGAGAAAGCATGGCAACTAGCGGAAGAACTACATTTAATTTAGATTTATCAGATATCATGGAAGAAGCCTATGAACTCTGTGGTCTTGTCATGCGTTCTGGTTATGATTACAGAACTGCTAAACGTGCTTTAAATTTAATCTTTTTAGAGTGGCAAAATAAAGGTCTAAATCTATGGAAGATAGAACAAGCTACACAAACTTTAACAGCAGGCACCTCAAGTTATGCTGCGGAAACCAGTGCATTAGAAATAGTCGATGCATTTATTCGTACTGACTCTGCTGACACCACCAAACAGTTTGATCAAACTTTAAATAGAATATCTAGAACACAATACAATCATCAAGCAAAAAAGCTAACTCAAGCAAAGCCTACACAGTTTTATGTAGATAAAGGCACTTCAGGAATTAATATAGTTTTATGGGCAACACCTGATAGTGCTCAAACTTATACGTTAGTTTATGACTATATAAAAAGAATTGAAGATGCAGGAGAGCCTGCTACAAATAATGCAGATGTACCTGCTAGATATCTTCCATGTTTAACTTATGCACTCGCATATAATATTGCATGTAAATCTATAGAGGCACAACCAAGAATACCTATGATTAAAATGCGATATGATGAACTTTGGAATGAGGTTAGTGATGCTGATAGAGAAAGAGCATCAGTAAAGTTTGTGCCAGATAGTAGCGTTTATAGCAGTTACTGATGTACGCAAAAGGTAAAAAAGCATTAGGTATATGTGACAGATGTGGTTTTACATATAAACTTGCTGAACTTAAATATGAAGTAGAAGATAAAGTAAGAAATGGTTTAAGGGTATGTAGTAGCTGTTTTGACCCTGACCATCCACAATTAAGAGTAGGTGAATTACAAACCAGTGACCCTCAATCTTTATTTAATGCTAGGACTGATTCAGGTGAGGTAGATTCAACGACCTATTATGGATTTAATCCAGTATCAAGCACAGGAATGGTAATAAGAGCAAGTTTAGGAGAGATTACATTGTCTGGAGTTGTTGCGGCATCTCCAACACCTTCTCCTTCTCCTTCTCCAACTCCATCTCCTACACCTGCACCAACACCTGCACCGACACCTGCACCGACACCTGCACCTACACCAGCACCAACGCCTGCACCTACACCTTCTCCATCTTATACGACCTATACAGTGACAGTAGGAAGTTATTATGGTGCAAATTATTTTTATATAGATGGTGTTAGAGCAGCTACACTTAATTTAACAGAGGGACAGACTTATAGATTTAGTCAGTCTGATAGTAGTAATAGTGGACATCCACTAAGATTTTCTACCACATCTAATGGAACTCATGGTGGCGGTTCAGAATATACGACTGGCGTAACAACTAATGGAACACCAGGCTCATCAGGAGCATACACACAAATAGAGGTAGCATCTGGTGCCCCAACATTATATTATTATTGTACGAACCACTCAGGTATGGGAGGTCAAATTAACACATGACATATTCAGAATTAAAAAGTTTAGTACAGAATTATTTGCAAAATACAGAAACTACTTTTGTTTCTGATTTACCTAATTTAATAAAACAAGCAGAAGAAAGAATTTTGAAGACTGTTAATTTACCAGTATTTAGAAAAAATGTAAGTGGTACATTAACATCAGGAAATCAGTATCTTGCAACACCTTCTGACTTTTTAGATAATTTTTCTTTAACTTATACAGATGCGAGTGCACAAACATTTTTATTATATAAAGATGTAAACTTTATTAGAGAAGCATATCCAAATGCTTCTACTACAGGCACACCAAAACATTATGCTTTATTTGATGATACTACTTTTATAGTGGGTCCTACACCTAGCAGTGATTTTACAGTAGAGTTGCATTATTTTTACAGACCAGCATCCATAACAGCAGGTGCAGATAGTGGTACAACTTGGTTATCAACTAATGCAAAAAATGCTTTATTGTATGGAACTTTATTAGAATCTTATTTATATATGAAAGGTGAACCTGATTTAATGGCTATGTATGAAAAAGGTTTTATTGAAGCTATGGGTAGATTAAAAAATCTTGCAGAAGGTGACAATACTGTTGATACCTATAGAGATGACGTAGTTAGAGTACAAAGAACATAATGTTTACAGTAGATGTTGAATCAAATATAGGTAATGTAGTTGTAGAGACTACACAAAATAAAGGTTTAAGTCCTGAATATTGGACAGAAAGAATAGTAAATAAGATTGTAAGTATTAGTGATAATGCTGATCCTGTAGTTCAAGCACAGGCAAAAGCGTTTAAAGAAGCTATACAAACAGTTGTTTTATTATATATGAAACAAGCTATAGCTAGTGATAGAGCTACTGTAGCAGGTTTATTAGAAAAACAAGGTCATAAAGATATGGCTGATATTATTAGGAGAATCTAATGGCGATTTCGCAAGCTATGTGTACTTCCTTTAAAAAAGAACTTTTAGAGGGTGTGCATAATTTTAAAAACTCAGGCGGTAATACATTTAACTTAGCACTCTATACTAGTAGTGCTTCTTTAGATGCATCTACAACTGCGTACACAACATCAAATGAAGCATCAGGTACAAACTATACTGCTAAAGGTGCATCATTAACTAGAGTTGATCCTACAACATCAGGCACAACTGCATTTACTGATTTTGCAGACTTAACATTTTCTAATGCTACAGTAACTGCAAGAGGTTGTTTAATATTTAATGATACAGCTTCAGGCGATCCAGCAGTTTGTGTTTTAGATTTTGGTGGTGATAAAACATCAACAGCAGGTGATTTTACAATTCAATTTCCAACAGCAGACGCATCTAACGCAATTATTAGAATAGCTTAACATGGCTAATATTACAGGTTGGGGTCGTTCCACATGGGGTTCAGGAACATGGGGAGAGCCTATACCTGTAGAAGTAACTGGAGTAGTTGGCACAACTGCCATTACCTCAGTTGCGGTAAGTGCTGGAGGAGAAGTAGGAGTTACTGGTGTATCAGGAACAACTGCACTAGGCACAGAATCTTTAGAAACAAATAATACTTTAGCAGTTACAGGTGAATCTTCTACAAGTGCAGTAGGTTCTGTAGCTGTAAATGCAGCAGCCGTTACAGGAGTATCGGCAGTAGCATCAACTTTAAATCTTGGTGATGAAACCTTAATCACTAATAACAATCTTAGTGTCACAGGCTTTGTAGCTACATTAGGATTAGGAACTGTAACATTACAAGCAAATGCTGATGTCGATGTCACAGGCATAGCAGGAACAACAGGTTTAACGGGAGTAAATGTGTGGGGATTAATTGACGACTCACAAACTCCAAATTATTCTATAATTAGTACAACACAAAACCCAAATTGGGAAGAGGTAGCTTAATATGGCAACTTATGTAAATAACTTACGATTAAAAGAAATAGCAACTGGTGATGAGTCAGGTACTTGGGGAACCAGTACAAATACCAATCTAGAGCTTATTGGAGAGGCTTTAGGTATAGGCACTGAAGCTATTACTACTAATGCTGATACTCATACAACTACTGTTGCTGACGGAAGCTCTGATGCAGGTAGAGCTATATATTTAAAGTACACAGGTGCTTTAGATTCTGATTGCACTATAACCATTGGTCCAAACACTATGAAAAGGGTGCATATTATTGAAAATGCTACTACAGATTCAGGTAGTGGTGGACCCTACAACATTATTATTTCTCAAGGTTCAGGTTCAAATGTAACGATTGCAAATGGAAAAGTAGCAGTAGTTCAGTTAGATGGAGCAGGTTCAGGAGCAGCCGTACTAGATGCTTTTACAGATTTACAAGTTACAGATAGTTTATCTGTAAATGGAACAACTTTAACAATAGGAGATGCTACTGCTGAAGATACTAAACTTGTTTTTGATGGTAATGCTCAGGATTACTATATAGGACTAGATGATAGTGCTGATGACTTAGTTATAGGTCTTGGTTCAGCCGTAGGTACAACTCCTGCTATTGAAATAGATGAAAACCAAGATATTAAGTTTGCTCAATCTATTGGTGTAGGACAAGCAGCATCTTCAACAGAAGGGGATATTGTTGCTCAAACAATGTCTTTGCTTGGCACAACTCCAACCTTAACATTAGGTGATGGTGGTGAAGAAGATGTCAAAATACAATTTAATGGAGTTAAAGACTTCTATATAGCTAATGATGACTCAGCAGATAAGCTATTGATAGGTGAAGGGTCTACTGTAGGTACTAATCCTATATTAACAATAACTGATGATACAGTTACTTTAGGTGACGGAGCAGCCGTAGATACAGCATTAATCTATGATGGTAATGCTAAAGACTTTTATGTTGCATTAGATGATTCTGCTGATAAATTAGTTATTGGAGAAGGCTCTACTGTAGGTACAAACAACATACTCACAATAGATGATGACTCTGTAACTATTGGTGATGGTGCAGCAGTTGACACTAAATTAGTATTTGATGGCAATGCTCAAGATTACTATGTAGGTTTAGATGACTCAGCAGATGATTTAGTTATTGGTTTAGGATCAACAGTTGGTACAACACCAGCAGTTTCTATTGATGAAAACCAAAAGGCTACCTTTCCAAAAGCAGTTACAGCATCTACTTCTGCGAATATTACACAGGTTGCACTAACCTCAAGCTCTAATGCAGTTGCTTGGGATGCAGCAGCAGCAGCTAATGCTTATCATTTAACTACAGAAAATACAACTTTCTCAGCACCTAGTAATGCAGTAGAGGGTGCAATAATTTCTGTAGAGATAGCACAGGGCAGTACTGCTCGGACTATTGCATGGAACACAGTATTTGAATTTGCAGCAAGTACAGCACCGACAATTACTGCAACTGCTAACAAAACTGACATACTGTCATTTCGCTATAATGGCTCAGTCTGGCAAGAAATTGGTAGAGTACAAAACCTAGCACAAACATAATATGGAAACCCTGCAAAGGACAGCAAATCGTGGAAGTTTATCGACTGGTTATGATGTAGATAACTCTTTGAAGTTTGAGTCTGATAATTCTGAGTATGTAGAAAGAACTCAAGGAACACCTGATAGTAGAAAAACAGGCTCAGTTAGTTTTTGGATAAAAAGAACTGAAATATCAACAAGCTCTGTACAGTTTGCTTTTGAAGCAGGTAATACTGACAATGATAATGGTAGAATATTTTTAAGGTTTCAAACAGACGATACGCTTAGAATTGCAGGTGGTTCAACAGTATTTAGACAAACATCACAAGTTTTTAGGGATACATCGGCTTGGTATCATATTTTATTTGTTATGGATACCACACAATCTACTGCTGACGATAGAATCAAACTTTATGTAAATGGTTCACAAGTCACTGATTTTGGTACAAAAAATAATTTTTCACAAAATGATTTAACTGGTATCAATTATCAAAAACTATCTTGGGGTAGGTCACATGTTGATTCAGGTTCTTACTCAAATATGTACTTAGCTGAAGCAGTAACACTTGATGGAGTTGCTGCATCGCCAACTGATTTTGGTGAATTTGATAGCGATAGTGGTATTTGGATACCTAAAGATTTAAGTAATTTAACATTTGGCTCTGAAGGTACTTATTTAGACTTTAGTAGTTCTTCAGACTTAGGTAATGATGTAAGTGGTAATAACAATGATTTTGGAACACTTGGCAACATAGCAGCAGCCGACCAAGCTACTGATACACCTACTAATAATTTTTGTACTATGAATATTAATTTTAAAACCAATGATAATATTGTAGTTTCAGAAGGACAAACAAAGGTTACTTGTGGTTCGGGTACTGGATGGTTATCAAATG